AAGTCCGCAGCTAATATCAAAGCGACTATTAGCGTATTTGTTAAGAGCAGCACCGATATCCCGCTCTGCATAATCTTTAAGGTCAACCAAATAAAGAATTGGATGGATGTCAGAAAGACCATAAGCGAAATCATCAAAGGTGTTATTTTTAAACTCGATAATTTCATCTTCTTCAAACCTCACGGAATTCTTATCATCACCTAAATCTTGGTAATAATGCATTATTTGACCATTCTCCGCTCTTTGTACATTCATATTAACAGAAGACCTTAAAATCAAATTGTCTCCAGTGTATTCTAAATATGAAGAACCAAAGATACGACCATTTCTTAACCAACCATATAATAATTGGTCAATATTTATCTCGTCGAATAATTTAGTAATAGTTTGGCGTTCTTCGTCATTATCAGTTACTATATCGTAACCGTCCTTAGCAGCGTACAGGCAAGGTAAATCAATAAGTGTTCTAACTATAGGGTCAGCTAAGTACACATTCATGTACGTTCTTGCGTCTCCTATTTGCTTTTCATGTTGCGAACCAAACATTCCAGAGTTCTTCTGAAGCTGAATGCGTTTTATAACACCAGCACCGAAGTCTCTCGGTTCGTTTGCAGTGAAAGGGGGGTTAGAGCCCACTGTTGCAAATTTACGCCTGTTCCAAGGCAAATAATCACGTAGAGCCATAGCTATCAGTTCCTATTATAGATACAGAGTATATAAAGCTTTCGCTCATAATCCTCCGGGGATGCGTTTGTTTAAAGTATTTCTACCCTTTCCAGTCCTAAAAATGGCAGGAACGTCGTTACTTCGTTGTTGTCTTGATGTGTTGTGACTTATATTAGTACTCGCAAAAGCAGCACTAGCAGGTAACATAGATAAACACGCATGTATACCCATCACTGAACTGTCACAGTAATCATCATGTTTGCCATCTGGAGCAGAAATACGCTCAGTTTTATTGGCAGCATCCATAACATACTCTAATTCACAATGTTCTCTTATCCACTTGTTTACTAATTTAGCCTCGTTAGGTTCTAAATCCTTAGGATGTGGGATTTTTATTATCCCCTGTTGGATATAAGATACATAATCTCTGTAAGCTTGGGTTTTAGTACCCTTAGGGCCTCCTGTAAAAACGAAAGGCAAAAAATGTCTTCCATCTTCATAACAGGCCTTCCTTATGTCTTGCTCAATCGCACCCCCAATACCAGTAGCGTCAATAATAATACGCTCAGCACCAAAGTCTTTAGCAGTGTTAATGATACGCTGGCGTTGAAATGGAATATCATGTCCTCCTGTTCTAGGATTGATTTCTTCCAAAGAGATAAGACGTGCAATGTTTCCATTTGCGTCTTTCTCGACGGCCCAAACGCTAATAACAGTGCTATTAACGGATTTACCAATATCCACGGCCACAGTACAATTCGGATAAACCTTTCCTCGCTCTGCGAAAGAGGTTCCTCGTACTCTACATGCTTTGATAGCTTCTGGATTGAAGATTTGCGAGACTGACTCGACGAATTCACATTCATACTCTGTTCTCCAATAAATTGAATCTTCACCCCACTCGAACATCTTGTCGAGCATTTCTGTTTCTGTATAGGGAGGCGTATAGGCTCTACCAGCCTTCACAGCATCTCTCCACGTATACACTAATCTAGTAAAAGTATCTGCATATGCATCATCATATAAATAACGCCACATATGGTTTTCTTTGCTTTTCGGGGTACCTAAGTTAATAAAAGGAGCCTTATTTGCTATAATACAAGGCTCTACATTGTCAATGAACAACTTATCACTGATTAGTGGACTCTCATCCACAATTAAGAATGTAGGGTGCTGGCCACGTATAGCTTGCCCTTGGTTAGATGCAGCTACGGGAGCTCTACGCAAAACTGTGCCCCCTTTAAGTGTTATGTTAGGCTTGTTATGGAATCTGTAATTCTTAACTAAGCCTGATAAAAATGCATTGTCAGCGAAATGTCTGTATACATAATTGAATATAAGTGAAGCTTGGTCCTCTGATGGAGCCAAAATAAACACTAAATCTCTAAATCTCTTAAAAAACATGTAAACAGTAGCAGAAATAGAGAGAGCGAACGATTTACCAGAGCCCCGTGGAGCCAAGATAGCCATTTTACGCTGTTTTCCATTCTTTGGATGTGTTAATGATGTGACTACAATCTTTTCTTGTAGTGGACGCATCTTTAAGGGTCTATTCTCATTGTCTACAAGATACGCTTCACAAAATGCACGAACTAAAATCGTCATCTTGCGTTCATCGTTTCTACACTTTTCGAATATTTCCTCTAAAGCTCTAGAATCATGTGCTCCTGCACCTGAAATTGCTGAGTTAAGCTTCTTCGTTTCATTCGTCACTGCTGTCATTAGCTAAGTCTCCTAAAAGTGAAGCAAATTCTTCTGATTTTGTTTCTGTTACAGTAGGTATCTCAATATTAAGAGCGCGAAACTCAGTGTGAATATCCCGTACAATACTATTTCTCTGTCGCAATAACTCTGTTCGAGCGTGTACATCCCGAATAGATACAAGAATTTCTTCCCAAAGCACATCTTCAAGAGCGAGATTTCTCGCAAGAAGGCGAACAAGCTCAGCATGCCTAGCATACTCAGCTTCTCCCACCCTCTTACGAAGTTTCTCCTCATATTCCTCAACGTCCATTACTTGGTTTCGTCGAGTGCTGCCTTAATTTTAGATTTGACTAATGCTGCAAGTTCATCATCTTTTTCATCCCAAGCTGTAATTAATACATTCTTGACTAATGAATCTTTGATGTGCTTTTGTGCAGTTTCATCTAGTTTCTCGAAGGCTTTCTTCTGTACTTTAGATAGATTCTTATCTAGCATACCCATTAACTCAGCTTCGTTGTTCTTTAAATATTTAAAGACTAACAATTTAACAGCTGGTACAGTATAAGCGATATAAGCGCCCATACATAGTACTATAGCAGCTAGTGCCATTAGTAATGGTTCATCCATTAGAGTGTCTAACATTCCAGATTCTTCTACAGTATCAATAAGTGTAGTGATGTTTCCATCGTCTACAGTCTCATTAGCTGCTGTTTCGTTATTTGTTTCGTTTGCCATAGGTCTTCACCTTGTGATACATTAAGTGCAAGGCACTATATAAAGCTTTCGTTGTGGCCCTCAGAAGACGCTTAATGCGTTAAATTTCTGTGGTTTGTGGTCTGTGGAGAGCCACACTAAATCATAGGTAGAGCTAGTATATAAAGCTTACTTTGAAATGTCTCTTGAACAAGGACAATCCCAACGCCTGCATCTAGTACACGTCACTTTTGATGTATACACATTTACCTCCATCTTTCATGAAACAAGCCATACATCTATCTGTATCGCTTGGTTTTAGTTTACCGCCACAATGTTTGCAATATCTAGCTTCCATATTAGTCCTATTTATTATTCTGTTTTAGTGGTTTAACACCATGATGGTGTGCCTGTTCGTTTTGTTCAATCAAGTGCATTTGTTCTTGATGTTTGCTTTCTTGGTCGTGTATTTGTTTTTGATGTGCGACATTCATATCAATAAGTGCTTTCGCTTTTGTTTGATAGAAATCAGCTTTAGTTGTTTGCTCGGTTTTCCACACATCTAAAGCATCTTTGATGATAAGTAGGGCTGGCCCACCTAAAATTGCTATTAGGGTTGTGTAGGATTCTATATCTTCAAGTACGTTTGGTGTGTGTAGGCCTGTCCATATTACATATCCTGCAAATAGAACCCAAAGCAAAACTAAAGGTACACCTATTAAAAACATAAAAACGTCGTTGAACGTCGTTTGTTCTTTTTGTAGTCCTTCTTTATTTGTCATTTTAGTTTCCTCCTTTTTTGGTTTTTCTTTTCTCTTTGGTAGAGATGGTAATTGTATCTTCGGCATTTTTATATTTATTACTTTCTTCAAAAATCTTAAAGTGATGAATACTATCACTGCTGCTACTGCGAAGATTGTCGCGGCTGCTAAGAATTCTAGAGTAGTTATCAAGACGTCTGTTGACTCTGTCATCTTTCGTCATGTTCCTCCCCTATACTCTCCAGTAATTTTCTATATCGTTTCATACCTCTAACCTCATCCCATTTTCCTCACTATACTCGCCATCATAAGGTGGCCAGTTAGTAAAGTAAGCATACCATTCGTAATCTCCTGTATTGTTCCAATCTACTTGGACGCCAACATAAAAGAAATAAACTCCTTCATAAGGGTCTGTAAACGTATCTTCTGTGGAATTAGCGTATAATGTGTGTTCATTACCTTCCCACCCTGATACTTCAAAATAATAATCTCCATAAGTGTAATTATCATAAGAATAATAGTCAAAGGTTCCATTTTCCTTAAATATAGGTTCAACGTGTGATATATCATATAAAACTAATACGTTTAGTGGTTCTTGATGGTCTTCACAATTAGTATCCATATCAATCCATATATCTAGATTGTTTGGTGAAAGTCTACCCCAACTAATATTTCTTTCTACTTGTGTATCATTTTCTGCTGTTACATATGCTGTTTCTTGGTTATTTAATCCGTCCCACAACACTAACTGTGTGTGGTTACAGTGGTTATCTTCGTTTTCATAGTCACAGGAATCGTCATCATCAGTAGCCCTATCATTATAGTTGTTCGCGTCTATATCCATACAGCCATACACTTTTTCATCAGTGGTAGTTTCATTGTTGGTGTCATTTCCACCTTGGTGTAAAATGTTACATCTTCCATTGTCGTGCGTCGCTTGGGGGTCGTAATTGACTGCTTGAGAGTCCATACAACCATAAACTATCACAACAAAGTTACAAGTTCCATCGTCAAATGTGGCTTGTGGGTTATAATTAGTAGCATTATCTTCTAAACATCCCCCGATAGGGCCAATATCTTCTTCACCATTCAAGAAGTCACTGATAATAGACATGTTAGCTCCTCCACTTAAGAGCGCTAACATAATGACTGTTAGTATTGTACCTAACTTCTTACCAACTTGGGTTTCCCCAATTTTATCTCCTGCCTTTCCTATAGTTTCGAACAGGCCTTCTTCTTCTTCTTCTGGTTTTTTGGAGCCTCCTATGCCTAGGATTTCGCGTTCCTCTTCAGAAATCACGTTTATGGCTCCATAATCATCGTCGCGCGCCATGCTATACTCGTAGCATCAAATAGTATATAAAGCTTTCGCTGAATATAAGGTTCCCTGAAGGATATAAATCAATATCATATCCTTACTAGAGAACTCAAACGGGACAATATCAGTCATTCCATATGGTTGTGGGTTTGTTAGGGGTTTCGTCTACCTTACCTTTAATCATACCCTCTTCTTCTGGGACACTAGTGTGTGCAAGGAAATCTTCTTCTGATAACAATGCATTCTCACTCTTCACAGTAGATTTTTTATATGTACCACCCTTAGGTTTCCATTTAGGTATCTGTACGTCACATGTTCCACCATTTCCCTTGTAAAATGAACACCATTTACACAAGTTCTGTGGTACTTGTTCGTAGTTTTCCTCAACTTCCATCTTTTCTTTCAAACAATCATGTACCATTTTGATTAATTCCTTGGCCTCGTCTAATACTCCTTGGTTAACTCGGACATAAAAGGTGTCATCGAAGCGTAAATAACTAACTCCTACGAAGTTTGGCATCTCTCCCATCTCTAAAGTGTATAAAAATGCGTAAATTATAAGCTGTCTGTAGTAATCCTCTGGTAAATATGGTCCATATCGCTTAGATGTTTTGTAATCCAACAGAGTTGTACCACCATCAAAGTCATTACAGACAGCATCCACTATACCTATAATGGCGTAATCGTGTGATTTTACCCATTTTTCAGCGTATTTTGGAGCAACACAGTTCCATGCTTGCCATTTTGACTTGTATATCTTCCATTCTACCATCTCATTCAGCTTTTTATTAACTGAAGCTACGAAATTTTGTAATATCTCCCCTGTTTCCACCTTCATGTTTGCCATTTCTAAATCAGTATGTAATTCCCAAAGCCATTTTTTACTGTCTATATCATTAGACCAACGTGTTTCAAACTGTTCTTGCATCCAAGCAGAAGGGTCTCCATCTTCCCATGCCTTAAAAGATTTAAATTGTTTCTTAAACAAGTCTTCTAATACTGCATGAACAAGAGAACCACGGAATAGGTGTATTGTTTTCTTTTCTGGAATCTTAGCAATATACTTGTAGTAGAACTCACGAGGGCACTTCATATAAGTATTTATTTTAGAGGGAGACAAACGCATAAAGGATGGTTCCCACTTCTTCTCGACTATATCACTCATTGTCACACCAATCACTGAAACTTGCGCCGGGATGCCCTGTTGTCCACGTTGTTTTAACATTGTAGCGCTTTCCACACTCAACGCACATCATACCGTAGGTAGTTACGCTTGAACATTGGCAAAACTGGTCTTCAAGGCGCTTATCAGGCTCTATTTCATCTTCGACATCTGCTAAGTAGGCAGCATAAGAGCGTCCATGAAAGCCATCAGGCTCTGTTGTGCGTTCACTGTCTATGCAGAGAGTGGCTTCGGGGAACTCTTTGAG